TTTCTTGTAACGATAGACGGAGTCGTACAAACACCGACGACCGCTTACACGATCGACCCGGCTACGCCCAAGATCACCTTTACAAGCGCACCGCCTACAAGCGCGGTTATAAACGTCGTGGCAATCGCTCAATCGTCCACAAGCGCGGATACAACGACGGTTAAAGCGACGGGTTCAACGGCGGCTCGGACGCTTGCTGATCGGTTTTCTAATGTTTTTAACGTTAAAGATTACGGCTCAACAAATACTGACACAGAGATAACTGACGCAATCGAAGCCGCGAACACAGCGGGTAGAGGTACGGTTTATATACCTGAAGGTGAGTACACTATATCTAACCCTATCAAGTTATATAATAATATTAAAATTAAGGGTGATGGTAAGTTTCAAACTATTTTAAATGTAGCGTCTGATATTGAAGTTTTCTATAGCGACACAACAACGGTTAGTACACTTATAACTAATGTTGAAATTGAAGATTTATTCATAAACAAAACTGCAACGGGAGCTACTACTAAATACGATATTCATCTACAAAACCCTAATAATTGTTACATTAGAAACATTAGGGTAAAGTCAGGACATAATGATGCGGATTACTCGGCGACGAATGTAGGTGGTATATGGTTGGATCGTCCGTCAGGAAGTACAGTTACAGCTTTTATGAATGTAATAGAAGATTGTTTTGTCCAAAATAACTCTATTTATTTACGAGATATTACTGATAGCATTATAAGAGAAGGTTTCGTTTGGGGGCATGTTCGTGAGTTTGCTATTAGAATTGAAGGTGGCGGTGCTAATTCTGTTGAGAATATGCAAGGCATCATTACAAGTCAGCATAAAGGTGGTATATGGTTAGACGGTGCATCCACCAATCAAATACGTATAATGGGTAATGAGTGGGACGGTAATCCTCTTTTGGATACAGGTATAGGAGTTTACGCTCCGCAACAAACTCTATCAGTAATCGTAGCTAATAATACTTTCTGGGGATGCGATAAGCATGGAATACATTGTATAGACCCAACAGGTTGGAGTATTACAGGTAACCAATTTTGGAAGAATAATGCGGGTGACGGCTCTTATGACGACATAAGGATCGAAGGTAATACTTTTCAACCTAACGGTAATACAGTATCAGGTAACTCGTTTTTAATGGATGTTGCTCGTACTAATAAAGGCTATGCGATACGAGAAGTAAACGGCGGTAATAATCCTGTAGTAAATACTTATGTAGGGAACTCAATATCGGGGAGTTCGGGATACCAAAACCCGCCAATCCTTGTGTTACAGCAAGCTACTGTTCTAGGAAATGTTGGAGTAGGTGGAGAGAATAGAGTTGAATCTAATAACCAATTTAACGGCTCTACTGATTTAGGTAATGATGTATTAGACGATACTGCTATTGCTGGCGATTTGACCGTAGGATTAAATGCGGCTGTACCCGCTCAAACAGGTGGAGGTCAAATAAACTTTGGGGCTTCTTCTTGTTTGCAACAAAATTCACAAATAGCAGGAGGTAGTTCGAACACTGTTGATTTAGATTTAAATACTTCAGGGGCCGACAACGGTTTCGCTGGGTTTTTAATAGTAGAAGCAGTTAGAGTCGATTATACGGTCGAGCAGACCAAAACTGTTTATGCTGTTACCTGTCGCGGTACGACGGCGGCTTTTACATCGTTAGCCACTCAAGACGGATCAGTTGGAGGTCTCGGCTTTACCGTTACTGTCCCGTCGTTAGGTAAGATTAGATTTACGGATACCTCTAGTACGCCTCCTACTTCTAATGTTTCTGTAAATTTAACGTTTTTCGGCGGAAGATCACTCGCTTAATCCCTCTAACCACATAATGTATGGCAATCACGACTACTCACTCTCGCATGATCGGCGACTTAGACGCCGGCTCAACCTACCTTCAAGGCACAATTGGAACCGCCGCTAACAACGTCGTTCAACTCGATGGAACCGCAAAGCTACCCGCTGTTGATGGGTCGCAGTTGACGAACGTTTCCGGCGGTAAAGTTTTACAGGTTCTTCAGACAATTAAAACAGACACGACTTCTACTACTGGCACGTCGCCCTCCGATATAACAGGAATGTCAGTGGCTATAACTCCGTCTTCGGCGTCTAGTAAAGTGTTGGTAAACTTTGATGTTCAAGGAAGCGCCGACCAAAGTACAGGTCAAAACTATCACATTCACCTAATACGCGACGCCTCGAACATCTTTCAAGGTGATGCCGCGAGTTCTCGTACGCAATGTACAGTAAACGGAGCAGAGTCCGACGGTAACGGTTCGTCGTTTCACCGTTCAATGATGTACCTCGACTCCCCGTCTTCTGCTTCTTCGGTTACCTACAAACTTCAATGGGAGGTTCAAGGGGGAACGCTTTACCTGAACCGAGAACATGGTGATGCTGACGATGCGAATGCGGCCCGTTTTGTTTCTCAAATAACAGTCATGGAGATAAGCGCCTAATGACCGAAACAATCTCCCACTTCCTCGACACGGCTTTAGCGATCGCTATCGGCGTCTTTGGTTGGATATTCAAGAAGTTCTCTGACCGCTTAGATAAAGACGAAGACCGACTGACTAAGATCGACGTCGAACTCGCGACACAACGCGAACGGGACACCGCCATTGAAAACCGCATGAGCGGGTTAGAGACGACGGTAAAAGAAATTAACACGAAACTAGATCGCATGATGGAGATGCTAATGAAAAGATGAAAAGAAAAGGATTATACGCAAACATTAATCGACGCCGTAAGCTCGGTATAAGTCGCCCTAAAAGCAAATCAACCGTCTCTTCGAAGGCGTACGGTAATATGAAGAAAGGCTTTCCGAAGAAATGAGTAGGAAAGGCGTATCACTACGCAAAGAACACAAGTCCAAGAAGGGCGGCTTAACCGCGAAAGGACGGGCGTATTACAACCGTAAGACAGGCTCGAACCTCAAAGCCCCTCAACCGGGGGGAGGCGGTCGTAAACGGTCGTTCTGCGCGCGTATGAGCGGCGTTAAAGGCCCGATGAAAGACAGTAAAGGACGACCAACTAGAAAGGCTCTGGCGCTACGTCGTTGGAAATGCTGACCTATGCCACACCACAGACGTAGAGATTCCGCACAGGTTCAACAACTGTTACAACGCGCTCACCTAAACGCGACACAAGCGCACATAAAGCTCGATGTAAAGGATCAGCGAATAACGCTTTTAGAAACGGATAAAATAGCGAAAGACGCAAAGCTGTTAGAACTAGAGACTGATAAGACGTCTAAGGATACCGCGATGGCGGCGCTTACTGCGCGTCTGGTCACGCTCGAAAACGGCGGTGGATCGAGTTCTGGAGGCGGTAGCAGTAGTTTGACGTCTGAGACCGTTAATTGGACGAACATAAGCGAGATCAATCTAAGTGGTGAGAAGATTACCAACGGCGATTTTAGTAGCGTTACAGGAGGCGTTCCCTCGAATTGGATATTACGAAACGGAACTTTAGACGCTGATCACTTAGCGCTTGGGCGTGTTGACGGTGTAAACGGCGCTGTAGCAATACAACAGATGTTCAGTAGCCCGTTAGCTATCGGAACAAAAATCATTGTTAAGGTAGACCGCTACGATACGAACACAGGTAATGCGGGTTTCAAGCTCGTTAAAGCAGACGGTAATATGCACGGTAATGTTGTGCAAATCCCGCCTTCCCCCGGTTTCATTGAATACACTGTTGCTGATCACGCAATGGCAGGAATACGCTTAGATACGCTTCACGGAACACGTTCAATATCAAGCATTTCTGTGTTTCAAGGCGCGATCTCAGGTGGTTCTGTACAGGTATATGCCGGAGGTACGATCGAGAAGATAAGCGGATCCGCCGGATACAACGCGGGAGCGTCAAGCGTTCAAGCGATTGGAGGAAACTCCGATGGTTATGTACAATTTCAACTCTCTCAAGCGCCTCTTAGAGTCGGGTTAACCTACTCCGATGTAGACTTTGCGGACATCAATCCCTTCCGTTTGGTTTTAAATTACAACGGTTCAGGATGGGTAGGGGCTACTCAAGCACTTACAGCGGGTAGTGTATCGGTAGGAGACTTCTTCCGTATTCGTCATTATGCCGCTACTAACACCATCGAATTTCAAAAGCGACAAGCTGTAGGCGACGGTCAGGACTACGTAACTTTTCACACACACTCGACATTAACTAACGGCAACGACCTATATGTGGACACCTCCTTATTCAATATAGGATCACGCCTTAACGACGTAACTATAGTGAGATAAACACTTTATGAAGAAACGAGAACAACTAGAAAAACTACAAGTCTTACTCGCTGACGTATACAAAGACTCAATCCTTGAGATGCGCGATACAGGCGAGTACAACGCGGCCCTCCTTAACGGCGCCAGACAGCTCCTCAAAGACAACGACGTTATATCCGTCACTGAGAAGACCACTCCTCTCGGTAACCTAGCGGAAGTCCTACCGTTCGACTCCACGGACGAAGAAAAGGAAATGATGCGTCAGTCTAACTAATGGACGTACCTACAGAGCTACGCGACTTCAGGAACTTCGCCTTTATCGCGTGGAAACACCTCGGCTTACCCGACCCTACACCGCTTCAATACGACATCTGTGGATACCTCCAGAACGGCCCTAAACGATCCGTTATACAGGCGTTCCGAGGCGTCGGTAAATCGTGGCTGTGTTCGGCCTATGTCGTCCATCAGCTCTACCTAAACCCGTCGCTTAACATCCTCGTCGTATCGGCGTCTAAAACGCGTTCTGACGACTTCTCGACGTTCACGTTACGCTTGATCAACGAGCTACCAATCCTAAGCGTGTTAAAGCCGCGTGATGGACAACGCTTCTCTAAGATCAGCTTTGACGTCGGCCCCGCTCCGGCTTCCCACGCACCGTCGGTTAAATCGCTTGGTATAACGTCGCAGTTAACGGGCAGTCGTGCCGACATAATCGTAGCCGATGACATCGAGGTAGCGAACAACTCAGCAACCCAAGGGATGCGTGACAAGCTATCCGACCAAGTCAAAGAGTTTGACGCCATTGTAAAGCCCCTAGACGACTCCAGAATCATCTTTCTCGGTACACCGC